ATGACATTTGAAGAAGCTATTTCTCTAGTTGAGCGGATAAGAAACCAAGTAGTCGGCGCTCCCGTTAAAGGTCGGTTTATTGAATCATTGTTCATCGGGCCAACCAACTGGGATGAGATGCACGTTTTTATGAATATCTGCTTACAGAAAGGAGAAGATGAAGCTATTAGCGAATTTATCGGGAAAAGCTTCTCTGTATATGGTAAATCTGTTACCTATATTAATCCGGAACTTCCCAAGTGGGATGTAACGGTACTGGACAATTGGGAAAAGACGATATATAATTAAGAGGTAGCTGAAGCTACCTCTTTTCTCAATCATGCTTACTTTTCTCTTCTAAATTTTGCTGAGCTTGCTGTACTTTGCGCAACGCATCGAATGCTGGTTTTGATTTCATCCGGTCAGTCGAAAGGCGCAGGTGACACGACGGGCACAACAGAGTGTTCGAAGTGAGCAGTTCAAAGATAGATGTCTCAATGAATGCACCGCATTGCGGGCATTTCATCCCAGCTTTCTGTTCGTGGGCGTGTTCTTCTACATTACTCATAATCTATTCTTTTTTTGATTCTATTTTCGTTCTGATACAATATTGGTTTTAGAAAGAGTATCCTAATAAAAAACGACTATTCAGACACTTCTTTATTTTCATCATAGTCCTTATCCGATGCTGAACTAGATTCAGTGGCCTCCATCTGAAAATCTATATCAACACGATCAATTAAAAGAGAGGGAATCGGGACCAAGCCTAGAAAAGGAGTACTTATCTCATGCTTCTCTATTTTCTTGCTACTATTTTTATCCAAAGAGTGTTCTTGCTTACTATCTTCTGCCATAGTTCTATTGTTTTTAATTAGACATTCTACACAAAAGTAGGTTATTGAATGATTGGTTGTTATTTATTCTTTGATGTTTGTAAACATAAAAAGCCCCGACTACGTTTAGTCGAGGCTCATTCTTTTTGGAGTAAATAACGTATTATCTTCTCTCGATCTCGAAAACTAGCAATTTTTCCGTAGAGAGATGTACAACAGACATCCACGTCTGTACACAAATATACTATTTATTTTTATATTGGGATGATATTCTGCCAATTATTAGAGGAAATGAAGATTTGACGACTCTAGTATTCTACAGAGAGCATAAAAACAGGTGACTATTCAGCTACCGATTATTTATAGCAAATTTAGCAAGCGCTTCGTTTTTTCTTAACTTCCTGAACCGTATCTTACTCAATGATGCCAACGGACTTTAGTAAGCCAACAAATGGACTTTGCTTTCTATCAATATATGGCTTGACATTTTTTGTATTGATACATTCCATGTCACGGACTTGCCTAAATGCGGAAATAAATTGATTCTTACTGATAGACTCTCCTTCAGTGGCTCTAACACTACCTTCCCTTCCACCTTTGTATTCTATAGAATCAATTATGACTTTGGCATTATATTTAATACCAGTAGAGGACAAAAACTGCTTGTTCTTATTAATATAAGCTACTACTACATTCCAAACCTCATTGGCCGGCATTCTTTCATATTCATGATTGACTTTCATTATAGATCTTTTTTTGCAAAGATACGAGAAGTTTGATTATGAGTAAGAAAAAGCCCCGAATCTTTTGGCCCAAGGCGATTACACGACCGTCACACTGTCACATAACGCAATCTTCTATAGCATAATGATAGTAACACTTTGGAGGCGGACAAAGAAAAGCCCGAATCAGAGAGACGAGGCAATGTGGAAGATAATTACAGATATATAATTAACCTGGAATATCTTCATCATCTATTACAGAGTTAATAGATATATCTTTGGGGGAGAAGGATTCATCTTCTGCATTAGTCATTAAATCAATTTCCTTGTCGAATAATTTAAATATACGTTTGGTTACCATTAATATATTCATCACTAAATGCGCAACACCACCGTAAAAGAAAATTCCAATAATGTATATATAGATAAATCGTATTGTAATTTCAATCGAAAAGACATTATTGCATATAGGAGAAATAAAGCTATTGGAATAAATGACACAATTATCTCCAATTGTTAAGTTCATTAATAGCGATAATACCAGCAAGAATAAAGATACCGGAATTAAATAACAGATATTATAAAAAGTTTCCTTAATAAGAGGAACTCTTTCCTTGTTATGACGAGTTTTAATCTTATTCATAACAAATGAAATAAGTGTAGCTAACAAGCTTATAAATATTGGTATAAAAATAGACAAAAACAAAGTCAGTATACCCAAAACTGCTTTTGTGTCAGTATAAAATAAGAAACTACATAAAATGCCTAGTAATAAAGGGAAAATAATAAAAACCCATTTATTATTAGAATCCGCTTTAAGAATCTCTTGTTCTTTTTGAAGAATCTCACCAATATTTATAAAAGTAAACTTCATAACTTACAACAATGTATTAAAATCAGGATTATCTAATATAAACTGTTTAGTAGCATTCTTAATAGAATTATATGATGAAAAACCCTTTTCATTCTGTTCAACCTCTAACTCATAATATGGACGTACCATATTACGCTGTTCTCCACCACCTAAATAAAATGTTCTTGGTTTGGTACCAACAGTTGATACTATTTTTTTAGATGCTGATTCAAAGATAGCATTTAATTCTGGAGAATCAAACAAATAATTTCCCGAATTAATGGCTCGTCTAATTTCCTGCTCTTTAATCTCACCTATGTTTTTTTTAAACTTCATTTTAAATTCCACAGAAAAGTCACTCGACTCTAAACTACCAAAATAACGATCTGTTATATCTGCTGGAAGAGAATTTGCAGATAAAGATATTGAACTATACCTACCATTCTGTAATTCTTCCAAGTAAGAGGCTAATATAACATTTTTTTTCTCTATATTAAATCCATTTTCAACTCCAAAATGAAAATTAATAAAAGCCGTTAAAATAATTCTCATCAAAGGATATATGCCATCATTATCCGTCCGTTCTAATATCATCAACCCTTTATTCCCACTTCTTGGAATTTTTATATAGTAAAAGAAAGGTTTGATAATTGCAGATGTCTTATTAACCACAAATTCTATGTCTCTCGGACTGTCTTTATCTGCAATTTCATATTCTTTTCCATAAGACCCCGTCTCAATAATACCACTAATAAATCTTTCCCTATCATTATGATGGTGGAATACTTGGTCTGTTGTAGCTTCTGGTATCCTAACAGTCATTTTTGCCGATGGTACATCTCCAGTCATGCTGTTATCAACAAATCTCCAAAAATTAGTATTATCAGTCGCTAATAGTGTATATAAATCTGGTTCATCTGCAAATGACAAATAATCATCTGTTCTAAATCTTCTTACAGAGAATGTAAAGACTTCAATTGTGGTTTTCATTTATTTAATGGGAATCCCTTATCATCGTGTGCCAAAAGGTTTATCTATACCTTAACCCGATTTTACGGATTACACGATGAAAAGGGATTCATATTTTAGATATAATTAATTTGGCGAGGCTAAAGTATAAATTAATTATATACAAACAAACTCTTTTTTCCAAAAAGAATTATTTGTAATGCAAATATACTACTTTTCTTTCATACGAAACACCATCCATCCTACAAAAAATAATGCAAATAATATAATAACCCCGAAAATCCAGCCTCCAAGTTCCATCTTGACAGACTGCCACCTGGTTAACTGTTTCTCAACTGAATATGGTATCTGTATGCTATCTATCCGGTTTATATACATTGTATCAATCAAGTTCTTATACTTATATAAGTACCGATCCTTATAGATAAGTACTGTGTCACCTTTACGATCAACGTAGATGCTGTCTCTTTGATAGATGCTATCATGTAATATCTTACTGATGTAGATACTGTCATGCTTTACTGTTTCAATCGGAATATGTCGGATACTCCGACAGGATGAAAACCATATTGCTGACGTCAGCAATATGATAATGTATATTAGCCGTTTCATGATTCAAACTTTAGATCATTAATCCGGTTCATCCATCCTCTCTTAAACTTGTTGTTTGCGGGACGCTTCCGGCAGATCTCTTCAATGAAGTCAAACCTGGCCAGCTTGATCTGATCAAACAATTCACGTGGATTACGGGAGTTTACTGCAGCAATGGTCTTCGGTCCGACAATGCCGTCGGGCAGTACACCGACTAGATCCTGCGGTATCTTGATACCATGCACACCGGATGCCCATACCCAGTCAACGAGAATATTAGCGACCGACTGAGATTTGATCTCGTCAGCTTTCCATCTGTCCCAGTACATTGTCTTTATAATCTCAGTCCATTCTTCCTTAGTCAGAGCTTTCAGCCGTTCTATCGTAGGCTTAGGATAGCCTTTCTTTCTACAATACGCTTCATAGGTAGCGATTGTTACACCTTTGTTGGTTGCACCACCTAAATCATCGGGATCATTCACAAAACCGCCTTCCCATTTTAGGATGAACGGTGCTAATTTCTTTACTTCTGCCATACTGTTTCTTTTTTAAATATATTGTGTATATTTGCATAATAAAATATTTATTATCTATGGATTTACAGCCTTTCTTCAAATTACTAGGTGATAATGAGAAGTACCTTTTAAAATCTGTACTAATCTCATCGCCATGTTTTTATACTTTGATTTCACTTTTTTTCCCTGATTTCAATAACATGAATATTATTAGTGAAATGATTATTGCATTGGGAATAACTATCATCATGACTGGAGTTTTTTACTTCCGGCTAGCATTTATTGATAAAAATGATAAAGAAATCACATTTGGAATGACTACATTCCTTTTAATATTTACAAATTTTTTTGCCATACTACTAGGTAGTCTATCAGGCTTTCATATCAATACTATCTATGCTATTCTTCTTGGTATTGGAATTTGGTATGGTTTTTCTATTTGTTTTAGTCAAAGGAAAAGCAATAAAGAATAACAATTAACAAAACAATAATATCAACTATTTGAAGCTTTACTGCTTTCCTCCTTATAATTAATAGTCACTTGGCGGCTGCCGGTTAGTGCATCCGTGTACATCACATTTCTTTATCTCAGCTTCTTTCAATCTAAGCTCCAGTTCATGTTTCTTATGAATATCTTCCAAATGAGCGGACTGTTCCTGTCGGAGTTCAACATAAATAGCGTCAATCTTGGCATCACGTTGAGCGATACGTTCTTCCAGCCATGCGACTTGCTTGCGTTCATTTTCATCCTCCATACTATCCGCTGTCGCATCTTCCTTCCTTGCATTCGTTCGACGATTCACATAGAAGTTAACTATCCATTTGATTGCTTCGAAGCCTCCCAAAGCCCCGATCAGAGCCAGCCATTCATTTAATCCCATATTCCTTTTCTCTATCTAATTATTAGTACTACCTTTGTATCGATTTACAAGCGAAGGGGTGGTGCCTTTCGCTATTTGTTTTGTTTGTGTTATCAAGCCGCTAACTCGTGATGAGCAGGCGGTTTTCTTTTTTTTATAAGGCAGCTAACCCTTCGTTTACCTCCTGCAAGATACTTTCAAACATGGTAATATGCGGTGCTATTTCAATATCCGCAGGGAAGTTCATCGCCTTATTACCGTTTTCAGATGACATATATCCGGAATAGGTACGTTCCTCATTACCGGTTACTTTGTTGATGTTACACGACAAACGGCGTAATTCCTTGCCATCATAGGAATAGGAAACCTGATATTCATACTCTCCGCTTTTTGTGATTGCTTCCACTTGTGTAGTTCTTGAATTTTCAGTTAAAATCTTTGTTTTCATAATCTTCTATTTTTTATTGTTAATACTATCCAGTTTTTCATAAACACTCTTTTTAACGAAAGCGAAAAACTGTCCGACATCCATATACTTACGCACGGCTTCCGCCTTCTCTTCATTTATTTCTACTTCTCCCTGTTTGTAGATTGCCTGCGCAAAATCCAATTCACCCAAGTCAGGGGTATTCTTGTAGATTGTGTTACCTAGCTCTTTGCTGATATCGAAAGTACTCTTATTCCCTTCGATGTCTGTTACTTCGATTTTTCTAAAGTCTATTTCCATAATCGTTATTTATTAAAATTTATTTCTGCCCATTATTGCAACTACAAACCAAGAATTTCTGTTACCTTGGTCCTTATGAAACAACTGTACACGAAAAGAACCATAATTAAGACCCGATAAAGATGCTATGGTCCAATCTCCATGAATTGCCGTTGCAAGAGGAAAATAATCGTTACCAAGATTATGTTCTATAACATAATCTCCCGTATTAGCACGATATACACGATTAACGGTGCATCCATTTCCCCATGATCGAGATATCCCGCCGCCGTCGTTAATCACCGCCGCCCATAATACCCCCGGAGCATTCCAAATTTCACCGCTTCGTTGACCAAATACATGTGATCCGTAACTTTGTATAGCATAAGACGTTCCATTCCCAGTAATAGCTAATGCGGGTTTATTCGCTCCGCCACTGATACTAATACCAGCTCCTTTATCATTTCTGATTTGAAGAAGCGCAGCACTCGGGTTGGCTGTTCCATATTCGTTTATTCGTAAAAAACGGACCATATTGTCTCCAATCATAAGCGATCCCTTAGCGTCGGCAGAAGTAAGCCTGTCACCTTCAACTTTAAAGCCACCTATTTTTGCACCGGTTGTTGCGGTTAACCGTCCGGTAGTTATATCGGTAGTTGATATTATACCTGCCACAAGGGTTCCGGTCACAATCGCATTCGCATCAATCAGAGATGTTTTGATATGTCCTCCTTCGATAATCGTAGTATCGAGTTTAGCAAGTGTTACCATATCCTGATACGCCATTCCTTTGAGTGAAGTCTTCAATGTATTCAATGCTGTATTCACATTATTCGCCATTGTCTGTGCTGTGGATGCATTCGATTTTGCAGTATCCGCTGTCGATTGTGCAGCGACAGCAAGCGTCCGTGCCTTTTCAGAGATGGCATTCAATAAGTCGGTACGTGCATCATAGTAGGCTTTGAAATTTGCTCTAAAAGCTGTTCCGGCTATGGCTGACGTCGTTGTTAACGATGAGAGCAGCGGAGTGACATATGTGCTCAAATTAGAATAGGCGGTTCCATATGCCGTTTTGGATACCCCAAACTTGTCGGCTGCAGCATCATTCTTTACCTTCTCCGAAACGATAGCGTCCCATTCCTTTTTAGCTTGCTGCTTATCCGATGGGGTGAGCTTGTTGTCACTGGCAATATCAGTAAGAAGAGAATTTGCAGACTCCGCACTGCTTTTCGCTGTATTGGCGGTCGACTGTGCTGTGGCTGCATTTGTTTTCGCCGTGTCGGCTGTCGATTGGGCGGTAGTAGCTGCACTTTTTGCTGCATTAGCCGTATTTTGAGCAGTAGTCGCATTCGATTTCGCAGTATCCGCAGTTGTTTGGGCGTTGTTAGCCGCGGTCTGCGCATTATCTGCCAGCGTCTTTGCCTTTGCTGCGATCGCATTGAGCAGATCCGTACGCGCATCGTAGTATGCCTTGAATTTAGCACGGAAGTCTGTACCGATTATTGCGGATGTAGTCGTTAATGAAGACAGCAATGGAATTATATAATTACTCAATGTCGTATATGCTGTGCCGTATGCGGTTTTAGGCACACTGAACCTGTCGGCTGCAGCATCATTTTTCGTTTTCTCTGAAACGATGGTATCCCATTCTTTTTTCGTTTGCTGCTTTTCTGCAGCCGTCAGTTTATTGTCATTCGTAATGTCAGAGAGTAAGTTGTTTGCGGATGTTGCACTACTTTTTGCCGCATCTGCCGTAGCCTGAGCCGTGGCGGCATTGGTCTTTGCGGTATTAGCCGTTGTTTGGGCATTATTAGCTGCGGTTTGAGCGGCAGTAACCTGTGCACCGGTTGCTTTATCGTTAATTGTTCCTTGCAGGGAAGAATTCAACGAGTTAAATGTAACTTGTCCGGTAAAGTCAATCTTCTTGCCGAATACTGATACACCGAACCCGTCAAGGGTAATCTGACTTTTAATCGTATCGGTAGTCGGACGCTGTTTCAAATCGACCAAAGGAGTCGTAACTTCTGTCTTTACATCCAACGTTCTAGCAGTCGTACCACTGGTCCATGTGTAAGCTGATGTTTTTAGGGAGATATTAACGCCTGTAGCTCCTTCTACGATCACGCAATATTTTGAACCGCCACGGACATATATATACTCCAGTGAGGCCTCCGTGATTTGACTGATACTACCCACAGGCACAATATCAGCAAAACTATAAGCATAGTCCAAAACAGTTCTTTGGATAGCTATAGTTCCCCATCCGGAACCGTTGGACTGCCAACGGCACATAACGGAGAACCCTTCGCTGTGCGTACTCCATGAAGGTTTGCCATATCCTGCGTAAAGCGTCCTTTGAACTGTAATTATATATGGTATGGTAGTACCCATTCCAATTATAACCGGATAGTATTTTGTCACATCCAGTCCCGTAGCATCCACCCAGAGTTCCGTGCGTTTAGCCGCGTTGGCCGCAATGGTTTCTGTCTGACTTTTGACAGTCAGTTTAATCGCGTCAGGCGTTATCTTTGCCTCGGCAGACTGCAAGCGGGTATTAATGCCGTCTACTACTGTCTGATCCGCTTTTAGCCTGATAGAATTCTCCGTCTGAGTAATTCGTGTTTCCGCACTGGCTAACGCTGATGTAGTGTTACCCCCTCCAAAAAATCCGGTTACCGCACCATTGATGATCGTAGCAGATATAGTCACGTTTCCCGCTGTCCCCTGCTTCCATTGTTCCAGACCGTTACCTTTCCCTATTCCTTTTTGACCTATGAGTACATAGGACCGTCTCGTTGCGGTACAGGTCATGCCACTACCACCGTAGGCTGCCAGCGCATTGGCAGTAGCCGTATCGATACCGATAGCATCGTAAGAGATCACGACTATAATATAGTTTGTATCAATCGCATTCAGCGCATTTACGAAGTTCGTATAATTTGAACCTCCGGCATAAACATCGTAAGTACCGACCTTTGTAAACTCCAAAGTAGTCCTGTTTATTTTAAATAAAGTAAATCCCCTGCCACTATAATTAAGCTGAGTTTCATTAAGCACCACATAAGAGGTTGCAGCTGCATCTGAATTAGTACCATATGCTACAAGCCGGCCGACTTTGTTATATTCGGTTTTGGTTACCCTTTGCTCTATTGCGTTTTGAGCAACAGTGATCGCTGATTCTGCCGCAGTGACCCGGTTGCCTAAAGCATTGAAAGTAGTTGTGTTTACTTTTAGATCGATACTGTCTTTAAGAACTTTGATCCCTGAGGCATAAGTCGTTTTTGTTACATACTTACCGTCAACGTCATCCAGGAGTTTCTTTGCATTAGCGGCAGAAGTTGCGGCTTCTCCCGCTTTTGTTGTAGCAGTAGAAGCGCTACCAACAGCAGATGTCTCACTTTTCTTCGCATTCGTGGCGGCTACGGATGCTTCACCCGCTTTCGTTGTTACTTCTTTGACCTGTAATGTGATGCTGCCCGCGGTCTGATTAATGCTGCTTTCTTTTGTCGTGACCGATTGCAAGGATGCTGCCGCAGAATCTGCAGATCCAGCAGCAGCAGTAGCAGAGGAAGCGGCATCGTTAGCCTTAGTTGCCGCCATGTTTGCAGATGTTGCTGCTTCTCCAGCTTTTGTTCCGGCAGTATTTGCAGAACCGGACGCAGCCGTTTCGCTTTTCTTCGCATTCGTGGCGGCAGCAGTAGCTTCACCTGCTTTCGTTGTTACCTCTTTGACCTGTAATATGATGCTGCCCGCGGTCTGGTTGATACTTGATTCCTTCTCTGTTATGGTAACGAGTTTGGCGGATGCGTCATCAGCGGACTTTTTTGCATTCGTTGCAGATGTAGCGGCTTCACCGGCTTTGGATGCCGCAGTAGAAGCAGAACCTGAAGCAGCCGAAGCAGACTCGGACGCTTCGGTAGCTTTCTTGGTAACTTCCTTGACTTGCAGCGTTATATTTCCCGCAGTCTGGTTGATGCTTGACTCCTTCTCTGTTATAGTAACAAGCTTCGCTGTAGCATCATCTGCGGACTTTTTTGCATTAGCTGCGGAAGCAGATGCTTCCCCTGCTTTGGATGTCGCAGTAGAAGCACTGCCGGCAGCGGCGGTCTCGCTCTTCTTCGCGTTCGTGACTGCGGTGGTCACTTCCGTAACCTTAGAGGATATCTGACCTTCTCGAATCTCAAAGTTCGTCTCGACAGTGGTGATTCTCGTTTCCAGCCTGCTTTCAGCATCAGATATAGCTTCTTCCACTCTTTTGCCGGAACGCAGGATAAATGTTCCTTTCAGCCAGACATTTGTTCCGTATAAGCCGGAGCCGGACAATACACCGAACACAGCATCGGTTATGCCCGATAATTCCCCTGTACGGGTAATCAGTTTATCGGTGAGTGAATAAGAGTTGATCCCGGCATAATCATCACGGTATGGCGCAGTATCACCTATCGCACAGTCTATCTGTGCTTTTTGCCTTGCAGTGTTGGTTCTGTTGCCTAATACCGCTACATCATCACCCGGTCCCGGAGACGAACTGCCTGCCTCACAGTCTGTTTTTGATAAATTGAAATAACCTGTTCCGGCAGAAGTTACCAGACGCCAATAACGTTTAGCCGATTTTCCAGTAAATGCCTGGCAGAGTACCTGATCGTCTTTTACAAAATCATCCGTACTGTCATGCTCGCATTTCCAATAAGAACCGCCATCGGTGACTTTAGTCAACTTCGCTCCGGCAGCAGATCGTATGACCATACCGCCTTGATGTGTCATTTTCTGAACGACCAGTTCGAATACAGAGAAGATCTTACGCACGGTGAGGTTGTCTATCTCCATGTTCCAACTGCCGTCCAGAGCCTTATATATCTTCATCCCTTCGCCGCTAAAACCGGATACAAAGGTTTCAGAAGAGACATAGTCCTTGATGACTGTCTGCATCAACGTTGCGATATGCGATACGGACAAATCATGCAGATCGGCAAGAGCTTGTACCAGAAGATCAAGCGTGGTTACCTTCTTGGATACAGTCAATTCGGGAACTTCCAATAGTTCGCGTAAGATTACCTTATTAGCTTCGATCAGACCTTCCTTGTTGATAAGCCAGCCGGTTACATTCTTAGCATAATCAATAGACGATATCTCATCGGAAATTTTAGCTTTGCATGCGGAAAGCGGACCTATGACATCTACGCCTTCCTTAAAATGGATCAGCTTCTCGGCTGTATCTTCCGTTACCTTACTTAAATACTTTCCGTTTGCGATTTCCTCAGTAGAAATTTTGTGCAGTTTAAAATGTCCTCTGCCATCGCTATTGGGTATTCTGTCGTCGTCTACGAGTACGTATAAGTCATCCTCTCCCTCGATAGAGATCACCTGACCGGGATAGGGCATGTACGCTTCCTCATCTTCGTTACGGGCGTAAGCCGTGGCATCCTCTATGGTGGGCCACGTCTCCGTTGAGTCTATGGGGAAAGGATTCGTCCGTCTGTATTGGTGAGGAAATGAACTTCCGACTATTTTTACCATGATTATGCTGTTTTAAAAGTAAATGAATCCGGATCGTTCAAACCTTGTGTCTGAATAACCCACATTTTGTAATCAATAGCATCGCTTCCATTTGCTCCTTCGACAGATATCACTTTCGGTCCTGAACAAATTTTCCCGTTTTCTACGAAATTGCCGTATGATGATGCAATGGATATTTCCTTAATACTATCAGCAGGAACACACACGGCTACTATCTTCCAGTTAGACGCGGAGAACTTGAATATACCAGGACCACTATACAGACCATTAGATCCTAGTGCTCGCACGTCGGCAGAGGATTGAGGAATAGAAGAACACACGCCGGCGAACCATTTACGTTTGACATTCACGGTGATCTTGCTAGTCAATTCTTTCTTGGGCAACGAACCATCTTCACTCGCAGCATATATGACTGTAGCAAAATAGGTTTCTCCCTGTGTGTAATTACCTTGCAGTTGTCTCGTTGTAGTCTGCACGCCACCGACTTCTTCCGAAAAAATTAGTTTGTTGTTAGGGTTATTATCATAATAAGCTTGTTCCATAGGGCCTTGACCGTTTTGATATGCTGTATAAGTGATATAGCCTTTCTGGGTACCAAATTCAACATCATTAGAAGACGACAGTTTCCCTTCTAATTTTGCTGAAGCCTTTTGAGAAAGCATATTAATAAAGATCTCTTCCAATGTAGTTCCAGCCGGAATCATATCCCCGGTCTTTATATATCCTACATTACTGGATGTTACATTTATAGTCTGTATTAACTTTGCGATAGTGCTTCCTCCACCCGAAGAAGAGCTCCCGTTATTAATTACTTGCTGTTTGCTCTTTTCCTTCCGGTATGTAAGAGAGTCGATCTTGTTTTCAAGCTCGCCAATACGAGAATAAGGAGCTGTTTCTCCGACAGTGTATATCGGAGAGTCATAAGGGATATCAAGGTTATATTCAAGCCCTATGATACGAGAGATACGACCTTCTTCAAAGTATGCCTTATTAATAAGGTTCACTTTCTGACCAACGGTGAAACTCTTGGCAAAGTCGGGATCTTGTTTACCCGTTTCAGGATTAATACCATAGATATAATCCGACATCAGGGTGGTATTGTAAGTAGAAGGGTCCTGTTTAAGTTCTTCAATATATTCTCTTGCCCGTTCCTCGACTTCTTTCTCTGCGTCAGGAATAAGCTTGTCGGATACAAATTGGGAATCATAACCATAGAGAATATATGTGTCACCGCCATCTTTAGAAGGATGTAGGAAGTCATCAGGAAGCATTCTGCCATAATCATCATTACGTTTGATCTCGTAGACTTGCGCATCTTTGTTCCAGGTGCCGTCCTCTGATTTTTCAGGCTGATACTTGTCACCTCCGGCTGAATCGTAAGGATTGAATGTTACTTCAAAGTCCATGCCGGCTAAAGGGCCTGATTGAAACGCCACTCTTAATTCCTCTCCGTCCAAGCGATATTCGTTTGAGAAATGGAATCCCAGGTCCGAATCTTTAAATCTCCATGCCAACCAATCTTTTGACGTTTTTGTTCCATCCGGATTATCTATAGTATCAGTATATGTATGAGTTGTTACCATACCCGTCAGTTTTTCACTTCTAGGATAGATATCATCAAAAATAACGATCTGCTCTACAGCTTCCTCCTCTGTCATACCTTCATAGGCATCAATATATGGTACGCCTTCAGGCATCATCAAATGCTTGGTTACAATACCTTCGGCAGTCTGAGAACCTTTGTCATCTGAGAAATATATAGATGGGACATTACCTTTTACAATGTTATCAATTGTGTAGGTGTCGCCAAGAGAAGCGGTAATACCTTCCGGCAAACGCAGCACATTGGCTGCTTCGCCAGTAAAGAAATCCGGATTGTACACAGCATTGAATGACTTCCCTGCATTTTCACCAGAAATGAATGTTACAGAAGCGCTAGCCGATTGACTAACATTCTCTAAAGTGATATCTCCGGAAGATCCTGCAAGTATCAATGTAGAGGATATAGAAGATGGAAGCTGAAAGACAACATATAGCTTTAAATCTGTGGCTCCGCGTTCAATCTTTATGTCGCTATCAATGGTTATATTGTCTGTCAACTCCTTCTCTCGATTTTCATAGATAGTACGTACATTTCCTCCAAGACCATATACTCTCGTTACGTCATTGACTTTGTATCGGATTTGCCATCTCCAACTATATATTCCAGAAGGCAAATACTCTCTTTCAACAGGAGAACCAGCTGGATAGACCATTGTTCCTATATTGAAAGAAACGCTTTTACTATTCATTGCGTAAGTACCACCAACAGGTTTACTAGATAGCAACTCATAATTTAAGTCATTTACTCCTCCTTTTACATACCCGCTTGTTCTGACAGATGCCTTAAACTTTTCTTCGATCTGATCATCAGAAGAGAAATACTTCATATCAAGTACTCTCGATGTATCGGAAATATCACGTCCGTTTACTTGCTTGACATCAAAGATCAACTTTTTGCGATAATTAGCCGGAATATTACGTGTTGACCCAAACGCATAAATACGAGTTGCGTATGAATCTTGGCTATCACTTCTATCCATCTTGCTGACATTCATTCCTAGTTCGAAGTCAACAGGATCGCCATCCTCGCAACGACCAAAATGAATCACTTCTTCCTCTACCCACCACTCACATTCAAAACTCTCAGCCATTTGATTGAGAGCATCGATCATGTTAACGTTTTCGTATGAGATCAATCTAGAAGAAGTATCTACTGTTTCGTCTATTTCGCATTTAAACGTTTTGTCATGGTACTTATAACCCAGGACTTCCAAGTTCTTCAGAAATACATCCATGTGAACCTTTAAGGTATCGGTAAGATTCCAGCCTGCTTCACGACTTCCACTATCAGGACTATAGAAAAACTTCTTGTTTTTCCACTTCCAATAGTAAGCATCAAGACGGTCGGGTAGGTCAGCACCCTTACGGGTGCTTTCCCCCCTAAGAACCGTGCGTGAAAGTTTCCCCTCACACGGCTCAAG